GGGGGTCACAAGAGCCAAACATAATTTACACATCATTGATTCATTCGGGAGGTATAGATACGTAATATGAAAAGAGAAAAAGCATTAAAAATAGCAGAGGGTTTAGTAAGTGAAAAAAGAGCGAGTGTTTATGGAGATGCTCGTCTTAATCATCAACGGATAGCCAATATGTGGAGTGTTATATTTGGTATCAAAGTTCAAGTTTGGATGGTATATTTAGCTATGGTAGCGGTCAAGATGTCTAGGATTATGAATAAGCCAGAGCATGAAGATTCGTGGGTCGATATCTGTGGATACGGAGCATTAGGAGCAGAAGAAAAGGATGATAAGTAATATATTCAAACCACATCCTAACCCAACAATGAGGGTTATAAGTCTAGGAGCGGGAGTTCAATCCTCTGTCGTTGCTCTTATGGCTGAACGTGGAGAGATTACACCCAAGCCAGATTGTGCAGTGTTTGCAGATACACAGGCAGAACCAGATGAAGTTTACACACACTTGGCATGGTTAGAAACACAACTATCATTTCCAATCTATCAGACAACTGCGGGTGACTTACGAAGAAGTATTACAGAGGGCATCAACATTAGAGGCACAAATAAAAATTATTGTGTCGTGCCTTTTCATGTCAAAGATGGGTTTGGTCGTAGACAATGTACAACGCAATTTAAAATAGAACCTATACAAAAAAAGTTTAGACAATTACTTGGCGTAAAGAAAAATCACAAAGTCAAACAAGGTGTAATACTTGAGCAATGGATTGGTATTAGCACAGACGAACTGCAACGTGTCAAAGAGTCTCGAGATAAATGGTTATACAACAGATGGCCATTAATAGAGCTAGGTATGAAAAGATACGATTGTCAGAATTGGTTTGCAAAGCACTATCCCGAGAAGTATTTACCAAGATCAGCCTGTACATTCTGTCCTTACAAAAACAATAATGAGTGGAGACATTTAAGAGATAATGATCCAAAAGGTTGGGCAGATGCAGTAGCAGTAGACAAGAAGATTAGAACTACGGGCACAGACAAAGGAAGAGAACAGTTTGTTCATCGTTCATTAGTTCCCTTAGACGTAGCAGATTTACAAACAATAGAAGAGAAAGGGCAACTATCATTTCTTGACGAATGTGATGGTATGTGCGGAATGTAATGAAAGATAAAAACACAATAAGTTTTTTAGAACGTATGGAGATGAGCAGTCTTGAGCAAGAATGGACTGTGCCTCAGTCGTTTCCAGACTTAACAGATTCTAAATACATAGCGATTGATTTAGAAACATCTGATCCAAACTTGTTAGAACTTGGTCCAGGGTGGACACGTAATGATGGATTTATCGTAGGCGTTGCTATAGCAGCGGGTGACTTTGTAGGTTACTATCCTTTCAGACATGAGGGTGGTGGTAATATACCAGAAGAAAAAGTTTTTTCATGGCTAAGAAAGCAACTTAACACACCACACATTCCAAAGATTATGCACAATGCTATGTATGATGCGGGGTGGCTGAGATGGGCAAACGTAGAAGTTAAAGGTAAGATTATAGATACCATGATTGCTGCACCTCTTATTAACGAGAATAGATTTAGCTATGCACTTAATGCACTTGGCCGTGATTATTTAGGCAAACGTAAGAATGAAAAGATATTGAATGCAGCAGCTAAAGATTTTGGACTTGATCCAAAGAAAGAGATGTGGAAACTACCCTCACGATTTGTAGGCACATATGCAGAACAAGATGCATCTCTTACATTAGAATTATGGAATAGATTTGAACAGGAAATAAGACAACAAGAACTCACAAGTATCTTTGAGTTAGAAACTGCACTTATACCTCTTGTGCTTGAAATGAGGCAAAAAGGTGTCAGAGTCGATTTATGGGTATCAACAAGTGTTGCCAAGGTCTTTGATCATTTTAACATACATTACGAAAGAACAGGTAAGAGTGAACAACCTTCTTTTACTAAGGCATGGCTACAAGGATGTCCACATGCCATTGCATCAAAAGTATTAAGACTTCGAGAACTTGATAAGGCACACAATACATTTATTGATAGCATACTAAAACATAGTTACAAAGGCAGAATACATTGTGAATTACATCAGCTTCGTAACGATGATGGTGGTACAGTTACAGGTAGGTTTAGCTCATCTAATCCAAATCTTCAGCAGATACCATCACGAGATCCAGAGATTAAGAAAATGATTCGTGGTTTATTTATTCCAGAGGATGGAGAGCAATGGGGCAGTTTTGATTATAGTAGCCAAGAGCCAAGGTTACTTG